ACTCATCAGCGGTGATCTCGCCGTTTTCCATGGCCTTGCGGAAATTGCCGGTGTAGGCGCCCGCCTTGAGCATCGATTCTTGCAACGCTCCGGAGGCGCCGGGGATGGCGTCCGCCAGCATGTTCCAGTCCTCAGTCATCAGCTTGCCCGCGCCCGCGGACTGGGTGACGGCCCGGGACACGGACTGGAACGTTTCGGCGTTGCCGCCGGCCACGGCGTTCAGGTTGCCCGCGGCCTGGGTAATGGACGTGTAGTCCTTCACCCCGTTAGCGGCAAGCTGGGCCATGGTCTGCTGGATGGTGGGCAGGTCATAGACGGTCTGGTCCGCGTACGCCTTGGACGCTTTCGTGGCCGCATCAATCGCCTTCGTGTCCAGGCCCGCGAAACTCAGAGTCGATTTGAACTTGTCCGTGGCGTCACTGGCCCGGGCCGCCTCCGCGATGAAACCGCCGAAACCGATGGCGGCCAAACCGGCCAGGGCCGGACCCACCAGGCCCTTTAGGGTCCCGGAAATCCCGCCGCCCATCTTGGACCCGATACCCTTACCGATACCGTCCGCGTCCACGGATGACAGTTCCCTGGCAATGGCGCCCTGGGCGCCCCGCATGGATGGGACCAGGGACAGGTACGCGGTCGCTAGTTCGGTTGCGGCCATTGCTTATTCCTCATTCCACCAGTCCCAAAAATCGGCCGCGGGGATCGGTTCCGCGCCCATCTTCACGGCGTCACCCTCCACGCCTGGGCGCGGGATGGGCTGGGGTTTCGAACCCTTACCGCCTCCGCGTTGCCAGTTGGCGTTATGGAGGGCGTCCGCCACTACTGCCAGCAGGTGGTCCGTTACCCCCCATAGTACGGTTGACCCGTGCGTCTCTAGGGCAAGCGCCGTTTCGGTGTTCCCGTAGCGGACGTAATCGCGGAGGTCACCCCACGAAAGGGCCCCCGTCCCCAACTGGCGGAGGCGGAGGCCCAATTTCATGAGGTCATAATTTATCGCCCCGGCGTGGTCCTCCACCACCCTGGCTAGGGCAACTATTCCCCCAGGCCAACACCCTTTGAGTAGTCCATCCAGCGTTTGAAAATATGCTTCATCTGGTCCGCGGAACAGTGGTCCAGCAGGTCCGGGGCGTAACGCCCGAACACGGCGGCGTGTACTTCTTCTTCCGTCTTGCCACCCAGGGCCAGGTTGACGGGCAGGTACTGGAGGTTCGGCAGGACGTACGCCTTACCGCCCACCTTGAACTTGTACGACTGGCCCTCCAGTTGGGACCGGTCCGGGATGATTTCGTAACCGTCATCATCCAGTTCCGGGGCGGGCAGGACCAGGGCCTGAAATTCCTCCTGGGCTTTACGGGCGCGTTCCTCCTGCTCGGCCCGCTCCCGGGCCTCCGCCTCAATACGGGCGCGTTTGCTGGCCGCGGTTTCTTTCACGGCGGCCGCTTTCGTGGCCGGGTTGCCGGACCGGGTGGCCCGCTTCGTTGTGGTGGTGTCGGTCATGGGGGTGGGATCCTCCTGTTAGATTCCGGGATCTGATCAAACGAACAGCCGGTGGCCGCCGGAATCCCGGACGGCGGCCACCGGCTGGTCTTAGTTGTTTACGCCATCATTGCTGTAGACGTAGATGTGGTTACCGGAGGCGTCCGGGAATGTTTTGAGACTGATCGGGAGCTTCACGGCCTCCGTCTTTGCGAACGTGATTTCGCCGCGCTCACTGGCCTGGACCTGGCCGAACGGGACCACCACCCGGAGCTTACGAACCCCGTCTTTCATGTTGATCACGTAGGACTTGACGGGCAGGTCATCGCCATTGAACTTCGCGGTGATCTTCGTGGGGGCGCCCACCGTGTTCGTGACCGTCACGTTAGCGTCACCCAGGAAATTCTTGAGAGATTCGCCGTTCCACTCCAGGTGTTCCCAGGACAGGACGTTCCCGTACTCGGTCAGGATCGAACGGACCACGGAACCGGACCAGTCGGTAATGTCCGTGCTGTTGCCGTTCGTTCCGATCTTCAACCCGGCGTCCGAAATGTAGCCGGAATCCTTGAACGCCACGTTCGGGGACGCGGCTTCATCGACGGGCAGTACGGTTCCGGTGACGGCCGAAAGGATGGCGCCCGTGACCAACTGGTCCGGGCCACCAGTGAAAATTGATTTCAGTGCTACGGGCATTGTCTGATCCTTACTGGGTGATGTTGATTATTGATTCTGTCCGGATAGCAACAGCATACGTCGCGGTGTACCGGAACTGGTTGGATAACGGGTCCGGCAGGTCCGCGGGTCCCGCGAACTCGGCCACTTCCGGGACGGCGTAACCGGCCGTACCGGAACCCTCCAGCGAATGGATGATGGCCCGCGCCTGGCGGGCCAGTTCGGACGCCCTGGTCCGGGTGTTCGCCCACGCCTCCACCGCCAGGGTGGGGACGTCCGTGACCGGATCCCGCTGGACCCCGCCCACCCCCAGCACCAGGATGAACTCCGGCAGGCGCGGGTTCGGGATCCGGTTCAGGACCTGGATGGTCCCGCCGAACGTGGCCCGGTGGCGGACCTGGATGGCGTCCGCTATCTCCTGGGGGCCGTCCGGGAACAATGCCATGTAGACCACGCCGTCACCCCCTGGCCGCGTTCAGGGCCCGGGTCAGGGACCGTTCCGTGGCTTCACGCCGCATGGCGTCCCCGGAGGCCGTGATGACCGATACGCGGGCGCGGGTCCGGCCCACCCGGGACGTGACCATGTGGCCCGGCCCGGCGGCCGCCCGGACCCTGTTGGCCCGGCTGGTCAGTTCGGCCATGACCCCGGGGGATTGCATGACCCGGATCATCGCCGGGATATTCATTTCAAGTTTGATTTTCGTGGCCATGTCAGCCCTCCCACCTGTTCACCAGGAACGCCGTGTGAGGCAACGGTTCCGGCCAGTCCTGGACGTGGCCCTCCACCTGGTAGCGGATCCCGTCCATTTCCATCAGGTCCGTGTCCAGCCACCAGCCCGGCCCGGAGTCCTGGTCAATGACCTGGAACTGGGCCATGGTGGCGTCACGCCCGCCCTGCTGGGATTCCTGCCCGGTGGTGGGGGTGACAATGACCCACGCCGCGGCCCGGGTGGCGCCCTGGGCCGTGTCATAGGTCCGAACGGAGTCCCGGCCGTCCATGGTGATGGCAGGCCGTATACGGTCCACCTGGCGGGTGGACTGATCCATGAGGGTCACCGGCCCACCCCCGCCAGCTTGTAACGCCCGATGGTGCCGCGCTCGCCCGCGGTGGGCAGGATCCCGCCGGACACGCCCTGGGTGGCCATCCCCCAGTTCACGGACAGGGCCCCGGCCTGTTCGCGGGTGGCGCCCATGGGGGACGCCAGGCCGCGCGCGGTCAGGGACAGACACAACTGGGTCAGTTCGTCATTACGGTCCCAGCCATGATCCAGGGTGACCACCAGTTGGCCGTACCGGCGGGACCACGCCTGGCCGTCCCGCCGTTCGATCAAACCGGTTTCGCGGGACACGTCCACCTGGGTCAGGTCCACCGTTTCGCCCGCGTCCGTGATGGACGTCAGGGCGTGGATCTTCATGGTGGGCAGGGCGGCGATATACCCGCCCGGCCCGTCCAGGGTCATCACATGGCCGGTGACGCGGGGGCCGATATGCCACCCGGCCTCCCGCCGGATTTCGGCGGAAACGGCCGCCAGTGCCACGTCCACGCGTGAATCATTCGCGCGTAGCTTGCCCTTCGTGAACGCCTCCAGTTGTGTCCCGGTGGCGAACGGTGGCAGATCCTCAATCCATGGCATGGCGGCCGTTCCTGCTTACTTAGTGGTGTCGGCCGCGGCGGCCTTATTCTTCGGCGCGGCGGCCGCCTTGCGGCTGGCCTCCGTGTCCTGGCCGTCCGTTGTCGGTTCCCCGAACGCCAGCGGGGATTCCGCCACGGGGGCGTCCTCCACCTGGTCCGCGCTGGTCAGGCCGCGGGCCTTTGCATCTTCGTCGGATAGCTGGAACGTGTGCTCCAGTCCGTTCACGGTCTGCTTGTACGTCTTCACTGTTGCCTCCTGGGCGGGTGGGTTTTCACACGGACACGGGCGGGGCTGGTGTTACCCAGACCCCGCCCGATATGACTACGCTACCGGCGTTACTGTGACCTTGACCAGACCGGACGGACGGCGGACGGCCATGGCCACCCGTTCCTCCGCGCGGACCGTGACCAGGTTCGACGTGAAATCGGACGCGTGGCTGTTCGTGGACTCCACGCGTACGCCGCCC